CGACCAGCTCGTTGTATCGCTCCTGGCTGATGATCGCCGCGTCGAGCGCCTGGGCCAGCAGCGCCTGCTGGTCAGCCCAGCGGCGGGTCGCGGCGGTCAGCGGGTCGAGGGTGTTTTCGAGGGAGGTGACGTCGGCGAGAAGGCGCTTCGACGCTTCCTCGCGCGCGCGGATGGCCTCTTCCTCTATGCGCCGACGCTCGCGCTGCTTCTCAAGGATGCCGTCAAGCTGCCATCCCTGCTCGCGCTCTTCCTGCGTCCGATCTGCTGCGGCCTTTCGCAGTTGATCATATATCGGGATCTGCTCTCGCAGTGCCTTGATCTGTGCCTCAAGGATTGCGGGTTGAGTTGCGCCGACCATAGCAGCCGCGCCGAACTCGTCGCCCATGCCGCCGATGCCCTGCTGAATGAGAGCGTCGCGAATGGCCTGAGCTTCTCGAAGCTGCCCCTCAAGCTCCGCGAGCCGCCGCCGTGCGCGATCTCCGGGATCTCCAAGAGACCTTTCGGCGGCCTCGTCGTTGAACTTCTTGATTGCATCGGTGAGAGACTCGATTTCGGATTTCGTCGCCTTCGCCGCATCCCGCGCCGCCCACATCTGATAGGCCACGCCGCCGATAGCCAGCGCCGCGCCGGCGACCGCGCCGAACATGCCGAACATGCCGAGCATCTGCGAGCCCTGCTGGACAAACGCCGTTACCGCCGAGCCGCCCGAGGCGACCTGAGAGGCGAAGTCGCCGATCTGATAGCCGGCCTGCTGCGCGACCGCGCCGAAGTTCCGACCCGACGTCGCAGCGGCAGCGGTGGCCGCGCCGAGCCCCGCCGTCGCCGTCGCAGCCGCCATGTATCGCTGCTGCGCGAGGCTGATGATCTGCGCGCCGCGCTCCTGCGAGATGCGACCGCGCTCCATCGCGGAGTTGACGCGGTCCACGATCTGCTCGTAGCGCAGTTGAGACGCGAAGCCCTTGTCGAGCGATGCCTGGAGGCGGTCCATGCTCGCCGCAGACGACACGATGGTCCGCGTCATTTCCTCCTGAGAGGTCGATGTGCGGCGCGTCTGCTCGGACGTTCGGACAAGCGCCTGTTCGTATCGCGCCTGAGCGGCGGCGTTCTTCGCCGCTGCGTCTTCTTCAGTAATCGCGCCGCGCTGAACGGCCTCTGCGATCAGCTTCTGAGAGCGCGCGAGTTCGTTCTTCGCCTTGGCCGACCGACGCTCGGCCTCCTCGAACGCCTGAAGCGCCTGAGCGCCTGTCAGGTTCGCGCGCTCGACCTCGGCGGCACTCGACGCCATAGCCTCGTTCGCCCGATCGATCTCCTGCGCGCCGCGCGTGTAATCGCTCGCGTCGAGGCCAGCCTTGAGGATCGATTCCTTCGGCGCGTTGATCATTTCTTCCCCTCGATCTCGCCGCGCACGGCGAAGAACTCGCGATCTATCCGCATCAGAAGCGCCACCTCATCCGGCCTCATCTCCGCGCCGGTCAGCCTCGACCACGCATCGAGATCGGCCCAGGACAGCGGCTCCGCGCCATTGAAGCCGACGCGGCGACCTTGGTGGAGATCCAGCCACGCCGACCAGATGTGCTCGCCCCAGGCAGGCAGCGGCGGCCCGTCGAGGCCCACAGGGCGGCGTCCTAGCTGCCGCGCGACACTCTCCAGGTGGTCGCGTTTGCGACCGCCCTTGCGCGGCAGGTCGAGGTCGAAACGGTGACGCGCGAAGGCGATCAGGTCGCCGTCGCGCTCAACCAGTTTCCCAGGTCGCCTATGTGCTCCTCGACCTGTCGGCGCACCCACGCGAATGTCGGGTCGCTCATCAGTTCGCGCTTCGCCGCCTCGTCGCACTCGACATCGAGCGGGTCGCCGGCCAGCGAGTAGAGCCGCCAGCCGGTGATGAGCGCGACGAGCATCGCGACCTGCTCGGCCTCGATGTCATCGGCGGTGAGTTTCGCGGCGCGGCGGTCGAGGCGCGCGATGGCGGATGCGCGACGCTGCGCGCCCGCCTCGCGGCTGTCGAGCGACAGGCAGTCGATGTACGCCGGATCGCCATCACGCGACAGCAGCGGCGGGCGACCGGCGACCGGGATCGAGAGATAGCAGCGCGTCGGCTTGTCCACCGACGCGCCGAGACCAGCGAAACGTGACATGCTCAGGCCGCCGTGTCGTGGATGCGGATCGTCGTGGTGTCGCGGCCCGCCACGCTGCCGGTGTAGCGGAGCGCCTGGAACGGCAGCGAGATCGTCTGACCGTTCGCGCCGGACAGCGGCATGTCCGCGCCGCCGAGCTTGACGCGCGGCAGGTAGATGCAGATGGCGTCGGCGTTCGCCGCCGAGCCGCTGTCCACGCGCACGATCAGCTGTAGCTCGCTCTCGTTCAGGAAGGCATTGAAGAGGGCGAAGTCCTCGACGAACGCCGACACCGTGCCGGTCACATTCGCGCGGCCCAGGAAGATCTCGGGCGCGATGTTCTGATTGATCACCGCTTGCATCTCGGCTTCGAGATCGAGCGCGATGTCGATGCCGGTCACGATGCCGAGCGGCGACGAGCCGGCGTCCGGCGACAGGATCAGACCGTTGGCCGAAGCGCAGGCCGAGGTCGTCGTCGCGGCGGTCGGAGCGGTGAAGTAGGGCGCGGACCCGGCGGACAGCGACACCGCGTTGCGCCCCATGATCGGGATCTCCACCGTCGAGAGGCCGGTGGCCGGGAGCGACAGCGAATAGCCGGACACGCGACATTCGGTGAACAGGCGCGAGAGGTCGAGATCCTCACGGTACTCCTCGATGCCGAATTTCCTCGAGGTGAAGCTGCTGGCCGGGACGACGGTGGTCTTGCCGGGACGCGACAAGTTGAACGAGGTATCCGCCACCGCGTCGGTGGTCGGAGCGGGCGACACCGTCACCGTGCGGTTGCTCGTGCCACCGAAGGCCCGGATCACGAAGTTCCGATCGTTGTTCGCCGTCGTCGCGAGGTTCGTGAAGCGGATGATGTCGCCGACGCGCAGACCGCTCGTCACCGGGTCGCCCGCAGTGAAGACGAAGGCCGAGGTCGAGCTGTCGCTGGTGACGCTGGTGAACTGCGTGTTGCTCAGCGACAGCGCCGACACCGCCGCGTCGCGGTGCGCGGCGACGAGCAACTCGAAATAGGTGGACGGCGAAAGCTCGCCCGAGATCGCGCCCTCGACGCGCCGCAACCCGTGGCGGAAGTCCGCGATCTGCCGATCGGTCCTGATTTCCTCGGACTGATAGCTGTCCTTCACCAGGTTCAGCGACGACGACACGCGCCGCAGCACCTGGCCGCCGGACGTGCCGGGGTCGGTCGCGGTGTTCGGCTCACTGTTGGCCGTGATCGACCCGCTGCTGTAGGCCTTGTAGACGATGCGCGACTGTACGCCTTCGGAAATGGGCATGTCGGGTCTCCTTTAGCCCTGGAACCTGTATTGAAACGGGATCGAAGCACCGCGTCCATACCACGCGCCGTTCGATCTAGCGGTATCCGCGATGCCGATGATCGGCCCCACGAAGGTCAGATTGCCGGCGCGTCGCGCGCGAAGCGCCACGACGGCGGCGTTGAGCAGATCGAGGGTGACATCCTCGCCGATGCCGACCTCGGAAAACACGCGCACCGCGACCGCGCCGAACCAGAGCCGTTCATTGGCGAGCGAGCCGCCGCCGAACGCGCGCATTTCCTCGCGGCTGAACTCGGCGTGGAGATGCAGCCAGTTCCGGACATCGCCGGGCGTCGGCGTCTCGGGGTGCGCGTTCTCGTGCCAGATCGATTGATAGATCCCGGCGTAGGGCCAGTTCGCGTCCCAGATGGCCTTGATCTCGGTGCGGATCGTGCTGCGGAGGCTCATGCGCGATACTCATAGGTCCATGGCAGCATCGTGCCACGGATGAACCACGCGCCATCCTCGGTCGCGCTGTCGAAGATCTCGGTCGAGCCGTCGAGGAACGACAGGCCCGCTTCGCGACGCGAGCGGTAGACGCCGACCGCGTCATCGAGCAGGTCGAGCGCGGCGTCGTCGCCGTAGCCGGTCTCGGCGATAACCCGGATCTCGACCGTCCCGCGCCATTCGCGATCGGACGCCTCGCGGCCGCCGGCGAAGGCGCGGACATCCTCGCCGTCGAAGTCGATGGAGATGTGCAGCCACGCGCGCGCCTCGCCGGGCTCTGGAACGCTCTCGTTGTCGTTCTGCTGCCAGAGTACCCGGTAAGTCGTTCCGTGCGGCCAGCGCGCATCCCAGGCGGTTCTGATGGCATCGCGGATGACGCGCAGCGTGCCGGGCGGCGCGATAAGCTGGATGCGCGGCGGGATGCCGCCGATGGCGATGGCCGCAGCGGCGACCGCGATGGCCTTGCCCGCCGCGATGACCGGAGACGCGGCAGTGAGCGTGATGGTGGCGGTCGGGACCGAGATCGACTTGCCCGCCGCCAGCTGCGGCGCGAGCGCCGCGAGAACCTGAGCCGAGGCGACCGGGACGGCGATGGACTTGCCGGCGCTGACCGTCGGAGCGACCGCCGCGAGGCTGATCGTCGCCGCCGGTGCCGAGATCGTCGCGCCAGAAGCCGCCTGGATGATCGGTGGCGCGGCGGAAAGCGCGATGGTGGCCGAAGGTGCCGCGACGCTCTTTCCGCTCGCCACGGACGGCGAAATCGCGGCCAGCGTGATCGTGGCGGCCGGAACGGCGACGCGCTTGCCCGCCGAGACGGCCGGAGTCGATGCCGACAGCGCGATGATCGCCGCCGGAACCGCGACACGCTTGCCCGCGCTGATCGACGGCGCGTTGCTCCCAAGCGCGATAGTCGTGGCAGGAACGGTGACGCTCTTGCCGGTCCTGATTGCAGGAACCTCGCCGCCCATGAGCAGGGCGGCAGCGGGGACGACGACGCGCTTGCCGGTCGAGATTGCTGGAGCATTGCCCGAGAGGCTGATCGCGGCGGTAGGAACGGCGACGCTCTTGCCCGCTGCGAGGCTCGGCGCGCTGGCCGACAGAGAAATGACAGCCGCCGGGATGACGATGGACGGACCCGTCGCGGCTTGGATGGTCGGCGCTAGACCGGAGAAACTGATCGTCGCGGCAGGAGCGGAGACGGATTTCCCTGCCGATATGATAGGTGCATCAGCCGCAAGGCTGATTTCTGCGGCAGGAACAGTGACTGTTGCGCCAGTCGCGGCTTGGATGGCAGGCGCATTGGCGACGACAGTGATAGTGGAGGTCGGCGCGACGATAGTCGCCGCGCCCGCGCCATAGAGCGAGCCGAATAGAAGAGTGAGGCCTTGTAGCTGCGGCATGTCTCACTCTCTCATACGCTAGACTGCTTTCAGCTTTGCGAGTGTTGCTTTAGCCTCGACAATCTCCGCGTCCATTTTGACGACGCCATCGATGTCGCCGGCGGCTTCGGAGTTGCGCCTCGCCTGTTCAAGAATAGCGAGGCGCTTCTCCACCATCGACACGATATAATCGATGGACATCACGATCAGACCGGGACTTCTTCCCAGGTCAACCGGCCCGCAGCCGAGAAGACCGTGGACGAGGTCGTGTTGAGGAGGGCGAAGACGCCGCCCGGCGGCACGATGATCGAGCCGTCGAAGTTTTCGACGCCGACGTAGGAGTTCAGAAGCGAAGTGCTGGCCAGCGTGGTGTATGTGAGGCCGCTCGGGCTGGGGAGCGCGCTGCCCGCAGCGATGACGAGGTTGTTCGTCAAGCCCGTCAACGCCGTGGCACCGGCGAAGCCGCGGACCTGCGAGCCCGCCGCGATCAGCGTCTTGGAATTGTATGGCGTCAACCCCGTGGAGATCGCGCCGTTGCCGGCGCTGACGGCCAACATGAACGCACCCGGACCCGCACCCGAGGTCAGGTTGTTGGCGACCACGGTCAGCATCGCCCGGAGCAGGACGACGTTGACCGTCGAGGACAGCGGGTTCCACACGCCGAGGATCGGCGTCGTCGTCGCCGTCAGCGTGATCGTGTTGGCCGACAACGCCGCCAGCGACGTGTGGCCGGTGAAGTAGGTGTTGCCGCGATAGTTCTGCTCATACATGTCGCCATGAAGCTGCGACACCAGAACGTCGCCCTGGCGACCCTGACGGATCGGCGGGTTGACGCCATCGCCCACGTTGACGGGGCCAGTTGTACCCTGAATCAGCATTGAAGTCTCCGTTACTGGTTAAAGAGGGTTGGATCGTCTCGGAATGCCTTGTCATCGTCGGGCATCACCGAGTTGATGCCGAGATAGTAGGGAAGGTCGGTGAGTTTAGCATTCATCAGCTTCAACTCACGCACGATGTTGTTGAGGGCGTCAACAATACCATCGTCTTTGGTGCCGCTTTCGTCTGTCAGCACACGCAGGCGGCCGAGACCATCAACGACCATTCGCCGAGCGCGCTGCTCGAGGTCGGCGGCGCCGACAAGGACGGGGGCTCGGTTCGCCGTGGCCGGGATCAGCGAGCCAGCGAGAGCCGTGGTGCCGATGACCTGCGTGTTCCCATTGACGTCGGTGAGGATGCGGCGGACGTTGGCGCCGTCGGAGCCGGAAATCTGAACGGGGTTGTTAGCACCGTGGGCGCTGCCTGCGGCAGTTGGGCCGAATGCGTTGACGCCAAGCTGGGCGGAAGCCGCGTTGACGGCCGTGCCCGCAATGGAGGTTAGGTTCATAGTCCCAGCAACAGCTTGCGTGCCAAAGTTGATGAAGTTGTAGGGCTGCCGCCGTAAGTAGATGTTGCATAACAACTGAGAACTGCTGCTCGTGGTGTTGTAGCCAAACCGGAAATACGGAGCGATGACTGGAAGAGCGTACAACCCCGATGTCTGAATATTAGTGTCCATCGAGACAAGGGCGGGGGTCGTGCCGTGAAGCTGGTACGCCTGTGCGGTAAACCAGTTTACGTTGTCCTGGCTGTACTGGAGGTAAAACGGAGCGCCTGAGAATCCGTTAAGCTGATGTATCAGAACGGACTGGAAGCCGGTCGCGTTGAACCAGAAGAACGGCCCGCTAAATGAAGCTGGCGAAGGCTGCGGTCGCATGTAGATGACCGAAACCTTGTCAGCCGTCAG